CCACGGCCGGGGCTGATGCCTTGACCAGGACGATCAGGCCGGGGAGGATTCCGGCCACCAGGCTGCCGAGTCCGTCAAGGAGCGGCCGGAGCACGGGAACAGCCGCCTTGATGCCAGCCGTGAACAATGGCAGCAGCTGCTTGGCGATATCGCCGAGCCCGCCTATAAGGGGGCCTATCAGCTGGCCGGACGCGGCGAAGAACTTGTTAAGATCAGGCAGGAGCTGCTGAAATAGATTGGCAATACCGCTGAATGCCTTTGCTACTATCGGAGTGAGAGACGTGGTGAGCCCCTGCCAGGCGTTCTGGAGAGCCTGGCTGGAGTTATACAGGGATTTCTGCGGTCCGGTCAGTGCCGCGTACCCAGCGGCGAGCTGCTTCTGCTCGTTGGCGATCTGCTTTGCCCCGGCAGCGGTCGCACCCAGGCCAGCTGCCTGCTGGGCCTGGATCTGGTCCTGCAGCTGGGTGAGCGGCTGGATGTTCGAGAGCGCGCCCTTGACCAGTACCCCGATCCCGGCCAGGCCGGGTGCGGCCGCGAGCAGCGGCGACAGGCCGCCGAGCAGGGACGGCAGCGCACCGAGAGCCGCCCCGCCTCCGCCGACGATTCCGGTGGTCTTCAGCCCGAGACCAAGGATCCCCGGCCCGATGCCGGCGAGCAGGCTCTTGCCGAAACCTGACGCGCCGCCTCCGCCGCCTCCCCCTCCGCCGCCGCCTCCGCCGCCGAAGATCCTCGACAGGCCCTCATTGAAGCGCTGGGCGAACGACCGGCTGGTCTCGTTCGCGGCCGCGGCGGTGGCCGCGTTGTCGGCCTTCAGCTGGACCTTCTGGGTCAGCGTGCCGTCCGGCCCGACGGCGGGCCCTACGAGCTTCTCCCGGACGCCCTGGTTGATGGTGCCCTGGCTGCCAGCCGGCTTCACCAGGCTCGTCAGGACCGATCCTGTGCCCGCCTGGGCGGTGCCCTGGCTGCCTGCCATCCGGCCGAGCATGCCGCCCTGAGCTGACTGGGCCGGGGTGGGCGCTCCAGCCAGCTGGTGCGGCGAGAACAGGGCGTTGAGCGCGCCGAGCACGGACCCGTTCGGGGAGGACCGCAGCCGGGCCATGGCGTCGCGGGAGAGCTGGTTGTCCAGCTGCTCGAAGACCCGCTTGGCCTTGAGCAGGGACGGGGTGTCGAACTCTGCGCCGATCCGGACCTTGTGGCCCTCGCGCTCGAACGCCCTGACCTTGTCCTGGAACTTGCGGAGGTCGTCGTCAGCCTTCCGCTGCTCGATCTCTAGGTGGGCGATGATCGTGCCCGCATCGAAGGCCATCGCTCACCTGCCCTTCCGCCGCGCCGCCTCCAGCTCGTCTCTCATCGCTGCCAGGTCGATGACCCCGCCGCCGGTATCAGCCACCCGCTTCTGGATCCCCGGCACCTCCTCGCCGTCCTCGCGGAGGGTGAACGGCACGTCCTCATCCTGGTCGAGCATCTCCAGGTAGCCCCGCTGGATCTCTCCTGTCAGCTGGTCCCATTCTGGCTGAGCGATGTGCAGGAATCTGGCTGCGACGTACAGGATTACCCGGCGACCGCGCTCAGCTGGGTCTTCCCCGGCTGACTCGTAGCGCCGGGTGCGGCTTCCGGGCTGATCACCTCGGTCTGGATCCACGCGTAGAACGCCTGGCGCACCCGCAGCGGGAGCGCCAGCAGCGTCTCAAGTGACGGCTGGCCGCGGGTCAGCTCGGCGTAGTGCTCGGCCATCTTCTGCAGGGCATCGACGAACGTCTCCGCGTCGAGGCTGTTGAGCGCCTCCAGCACGGCCAGCGGGTTGTCGGTGTCGACCTCACCCAGGTGCGCGGAATCCTGGATGCTCTCGACCAGGGACTTCAGGCCGCTCAGGAACTTCCCGATCATGGCATCGGTAGGCTCCGGGACGCGGCCCTTGTCGGGCACGCCGGCCTTGGTGAAGTCGTAGTCGAGCGCGCTGTAGACCTCGCCAGCGTCGAACTTGGGCATGTGATCCTTCTCCGGGGTGTCAGGATCAGCTGGTGGCGATCGAGGTGAGGTCGGTCCAGCTGATCGAGGTGAACGGGCAGACCGCTGACAGGGTCAGCGGGTAGAGGCGCTGCTGCGCAGCACGGCGGTAAGCGGTCTGGACCTGGCCGGCCGAGACCACCTGCGGGATCTCCAGCACGCGGGCGAACCCGAGCTGGTTCTTGCCGATCAGGGCCACCGCCACCTGCTGGAAGTTGGTCGATAGCGTCAGCACCGACTTGCCCGGCTGGCCGGCACCGGCCGGCGTGACCGCGATGGTGCCGCCGTTACCCCAGGCCAGGTTGACGTTGGTCAGCGTCTCCTCGGTCAGGGACGTCGTGATCTGCAGGGTGGCGGTGCTGACCGCCACGGCGACCGGCGTGGGCTGCTCCTCGATGAGAATGTCCTGGACGGTCGGGTTGAAGGTCAGCGTGACGCCAGCCTCTGTCGCCCCGACGTAGCTCCAGTTCAGCCCGGTCCAGGCCGAGCCGACACCGAGGTTCTGGTCCGACGGCACGGAGGTGCCGACGGGCGCGGTGAACAAGATCCCGATGCCGTACAGCACGTTGGAGACGTTGTAGCTCGGCGGGGAGTAAACAAGTGGCGGCCCGGCCATGTCTTAGCCCTCCTGGGTGAGTGTCACGCCCGCCGACGCGGCCGCCTCATGAAAGGCAGCTGCCACCCGTGCGGGTACTTCCTGGAACTCCGTGCCGACGGTGTACCCGCCGAACGACATCGCCGCGTGCGGTGCCTCGACCCTGAGCTGGACGACAGGCTCGGTGACTGCCGCGGCTGCCCTCCTGGCCTGCAGCTGAGCGAGCAGCGCCTCCTCGTCGGCGGTCAGCCCGGCTGGTGCAGCTGGCTCCTCCGCTGCTGCGGCTGTCTCAGCTGCCGCCGCCCCGCCGCCCAGCTCCCATGCCGCAGGCTCGCTCATGGCTGTGATCCTCTCACAAGGCCGGTCAGTTGACCGGGATGACCTGGTAGGCGCGGACCGAGAGCGTGGTCGTGGTGGTGAAGTCGACCACCACGCAGCCCTGTGCCGCCGCGACTAGCGCGGTCGTGTTGATCGCGCCGGAGTAGGTGACCTGCGTCGGGGCCTGCTGGTTGAAGGAGGAGGGGGACCACGGTCCCAGCCAGCCGCTGGTGGTGGCGGCGATCGTGCCCGCGTAAGCGGTCGCCGGAAGTACCTGCCCGGTCTGCCCTACCAGGTCGCCCACCAGCACCTGGTAAGCCCCGGCGGGCGTGGCCCCGCAGAGGAACCACAGCCAGACGGTGCTCTGGACGTTCGGCTGCGGGATCATCACGCCGAGCGTGGTCGACCAGGCGGTGAACGTGCCGCCGGGGCTGCCGGTGTCGTAGCCAGCTGCCGGGGCTGACGGGAACAGCGCCGGGGTGTTCGGCGTGGCGTTCATCGAGATTGGCAGGATGGTCACCCGCGGTCCGGTAGCCATGTCAGCAGCTCCTCACTGTCCCATGATCACGATGTAGTTGCAGGTGAACGTGTGCCGCAGGTCTGCCGGGTCGACCGGGAGCGCAGCAGGCGGCCCGGCCAGCCGGTGGGCATGACTGATTGTGACACCGTCGATGGTCACGGGGAAAGCCGCCGCGAGGATCATCTGGTCGAGAGTTTTCGCAGCTACCTCGGGGCTGAACGGGTCGTCGGACGGCCCGCGGGTCATCAGCTGGAAGGTGACCGCGTCGAGGCCGCCTTCCTCGGTGACGAAGCCCGGCCCGCCGGTCATCGTCAGCCACACGCTCTGGTCCGGCTCGTCGAGGATCGGCGGAGGGTAGAGCGGATAGCCGGTCTCCTGCATGGTGTTCCACCCGATCGAGCTGATCCAGTCGATCACCAGCTGTGTCGGTGCGATGACGGGTGCCATCCATCACCGCCTCCGCAGCAGCGGGAAGCGGCCGCGTCGGGCATGCGGCTCGTTCTTGCCCGGAATGACCATGACCTTGCCATTACGCATGAAGTAGACCGTGAGCCCGGCCGCCAGCCGCTCGCGCAGGATGGCCCGGCTCTTGGCCCGCAGCTCCTCGGTAGTCAGCCGGTGCACCTTGGGCGGCCGGTCGTAGATCACGCGCTGGCCCAGCTCGACCTTGGGCGCGCCGGACTTGCGCAGGTCGCCCCACTCACGCGGCGCGGTGAACTCGACCATGTCCGACAGGTGCTCCATCGAGCGCTCTACCGAGCTGTGGCCCCCGTCACGGAGTACCGCCCTGGCGTAGTCGTCCAGGTAGGTCCTGAAGTGCATCAGCAGCGGCCGCTCCAGGTACTTGGCCTCGCCGCCTCGCGGATGGTGCAGATCGAGGCGCTCGTGCTGGAAGTGGGCGTAGACCTGGTCGACCGTCACCGAGCCGTGCAGTGTCTCCGGCATGCCGGTCATGCGCCGCAGCTCTTCGATCCTCGCGTCAAACGTCCCGGCGCTCATCCCTGGTAGACCGGCCCTCCGCCAAGATCGCCCCACCAGCTGCGGGCGCTGTACTGGTTGTAGGGCGTGTCGGGCTCCAGGAACCCGGTGACCGGGTCGAGGCGGGTGTTCGAGTTGTCCCCGCTGAAGATCGGCGGGACCCGGTTGATGACACGGGCCGCGGTCTCCGCTCCGGTCTCGCCCGCCGCGTAGATGTCCAGGCGCAGCTTGCCGTCGCGGACGTCGTCGAGCAGCTTCTGCGCCTCGGTGTAGCGCAGCCAGACCGGGTGCGTCGGCCCGATGACCTTCGACTTCATGTAGGTCGTCGTGGCGATGAACGCGGCGAGGTCCAGGGCGAGATCGTGGAAGATGTCCGGCGGGACGGCGGCCGGGGTCGAGCTGTCGAAGACCGCCCCGGCGAACACCGAGATCCGGTTGGACGCCGCGGTGAGCGCGAGCGTGAGCTGAGGGTCGGTCAGCGCGGCCGCGGTGCCCGTGCCTGAGTCAGTGCCCGCGAGCGTTGCCCGCAGGTCACCGACGGAGGCATAGAGGGTGGCCACAACTCAGTTGCTCTCTGCCACTCCGAGGCCGACCTGGCCGCCCATCGAGCGCGAGGTGACCGGCAGGCTTGACGGCAGGCCGGGGATCTCGCCCGAGCCCGCGACGGTCTGCGTGTTCATGGGGAACAGCGCCTCGCCGCCGGCGCTGACGCTGCCGGGTATGTTGTTCGGATTGGCCCAGGTCCAGGTCGGAGCCACGGTGTAGATCAGCGTGACGCTCGCGCCCGGCGCAACCGGGACCACCGTCGGGTTGGGCAGCGGGCTGGCTGCAGCCCCGGCGAGCAGCGGGCTCCACACCCAGGTCGGCGTGGCGACGGTGTAGGCGATCGCGACCGTGCCGCCGGGCGGGACCACGACGGTGCAGGCCCCGGCGAAGCCGGTGGCCACGCCGTTGACGTTGACCGCGCTGATCGTGGCACCGTTCAGGGCGATTGCAACCGCGACCGGGAACGCATTGCTGTTGGCCGCCGTGACGGTGGTGGCCGGGACAGCTGGCGTGGTGACCGGCGGTGCCTGCCCGCCCGTGAGAGCCGACAGGATGCCCTGCACGGTGCCGCCGGCCACGCTGACGTCACACATCTGGCCGGTGGGGTTGGGGACCGCGACTCCGGTGGCGGCCACCGCTGGTGCTACGAGTGTCATGGTCTCCCCTAGTTGGACGTGCCGAGGAATCCGCCGGTCTCCTGCGCTGGCGTGACCAGTGCGAGGTTCCCGCCGCCGATCTGCGTGAACAGCGGGCCAGCCGGGTCGAGCGCGATCAGCTGGCCCTTCGGGTAGGTTACAGGCCCGCTAGCTGGCTCAGCCCAGACGCGCTCACCGCCGGTCGTCGAGGCGTTGCCGAACCCGGCCGCCCCCCCGGTGCCCGGCTCGCCGGCGACCACTGTGGCAGCTGTGCCAGCCGCGAGGGTGACTGGCGAGGTAAGGATGTAGCGGTTGACGGCCATCAGAACCCCCATCCAGGCGCAGCCGGAACCTGGTCCTCGCCGACGCCCGTCAGCGTCGGGTTGACGGACAGCTGGCCGATCGCCGCGCCAGTGAGGTGGCCCTTCTGGAAGCCGGAGGGCACCGGGATCGAGGTGCCCGTGGACGAGCCGACCACCTTGACCACCTCGGCGGTGATCCCGGTCCCGATCAGCACGAGCATGCCGTTGGTGAACGACGCGCCTCCCGAGGCGACCGGGATCGCCGTGGTCACGCCAGCCGTGATGCCCGCGTTGGTGACTCCGGTGGGCGCGACCGTGGACACAGTCATCGGCCACTCGCAGCCGCCGCACCGGAACGTGACCCCGCCGTCCTGGTTGGGGAAGAACCACGGGAACTTGCACCGCGGGCAGGTGAGCGCGTAGTCGATGGGCAGGTTGTCGGGCAGGCAGGCCAGGGTGAACGCCTGGGTGGCGTTGGGCGCGGTGCCGTTGTTCGCGGTAATCGTGAACGCGTAGCTGCCAGCCCCGCCCGATGGGGTGCCCGCGATCGTGGCCGTGCCGCCCGTGTTGTCAGTGAAGGTGACGCCCGGCGGCAGGAACGGCGGAAACGGGGTGACCAGAGCCGGGCCGGCCGCGGTGATGCCCGGCTGGCCGGCCACGAAGCCGGTGGTGGTGACAGTGAACGTGGTGCCGGCGACCCCGACCTGGAACGACGCCGAGGCAGCGCTTGTGATCGTCGGGGCTGCCATCTGCTACCTCGCTCCTGCGCCTGCTCCTGCTCGGGCTCGGGCTGTCCGGGGGGCGATGTCGAGTGCGTCCTGCTGCGGGTCCTCCCCGCTGCCTTCCTCGCTGCCCGGCTGCGGCTCCTGGGTCTCCGGCACGCGCTGCTCCAGCAGGACCGAGGATCCCTCCGGGTCCGGCCGTGCTCCCTGCGGCGGGCCCATCATCCGGCCCGACAGGGCACGCGGCAGCATGTGCGGCAGCGGTGCGTTCTGGTCGCTGGCCCTCCGGATCAGCGGCCGCTCCGGCGCGCCGCGCCAGACCCGGAAATGCAGGAACTTCTCGGCCTGCTCGTCGGTCAGCGAGACGGTCTCGCCGGCCATGACCAGGTCGACCTGCTTGTCGTCCGGCTGGCCAGCCTGCTTAGGCCGCGGGACGGAGAGATTGGCCAGCGCCTGGTAAGGCGTCAGGCCGGCGTTGGCAGTGGTCACTCAGACTCCAGACAGGAGGCAGACCGCCAGCGGCTGGTCGAGGCCGATGGCGCTCGCCCGCTGGGTGTCTGACCGCCAGGTCTTGCGCGGCTCGTCGCGGTACAGGGGACCCGCGACGAAGGGCAGCTCGTCGGCGTAGAAGCCGGCGCGCTGGCGCTGCATGATGATGGCGTTGCCCGCAGGGACCTGCCGGGAGACCAGCACGTCCAGGTTGAAGATCTTCTGCGGGAGGACACCCGTGTACAGCAGGTTCTCGCTCGCGATGTCGCCGATATAGGGCGCTGCGAAGGTCGAGGACTGCAGCAGGGTGTTCTTGGTGAGGTGGTTCACGATCATCGTGTCGGCCTCGAAGCCCAGCCACTGCGTCACGCCCGACGGCGAGACGATGTTGGCGTTCTCGACCAGGAAGCACGCCTGCGCGATGTCGGCCCGGATGGTTGCCGAGGCCGAGGCCCAGGTGTTGGCCACGGCCAGGGTCTGGATCGAGGCGTTGGAGACCACCGCGGAGTAGAACGCGGTGTTCCATGAGTAGACCATCGTGTTTTTGACCTGCAGAAGCTGCCTGGTCACCGGGTCGATGGTCTGGCGACGCCGCATCTCGTCCGACACCATGATTGCCATGGCCCGCTCGTGGGCGAAGACCACCCGCGGGATGCCGATCGAGGTCGGCATGATCGGGACCTCACCGAACTCCGGCCGGATCTCGGGGAAGTCGTCGGCATACAGCGGCGTCGACTCCGAGTAGCGGACAGCACCGGACGGCGCGGATCCGCCCATCCGGAGAACCGAGTCGATGATGAACTCGTTCTCCGTGATGTCGAGGATCAGCGCGGGGATAACGAGCGGGTCCTTGAGCAGCTCGTTTACGGTGATCCGCGGAGCATCGCTATACCCGCGTGCGCCTGTCGGCATGGGTCACTCCCTCTCAGAAGATCCTGGCGCGACCCAGGAAGTAGGCGGCGGTTCCCAGGCCGCCGATTGCCTGGGTGAGCATGCCGGCCGTGACGCCGCCCTGGACGGTGCAGCGGCCGACCACGTTGTTGTAGGCCGACGTGATGGTCGCCGAGGCGTTCTTGGGCGTCTGGCTGATGCCCATGACGCAGCCGTTGGCGTTCGCGCCGACGGTAGCACCAGCCACCAGCAGCTCACCAGGCGCGGCGGGGCCGCCATACCAGGTGAAGATGTCGAAGCCGCCGTAGTACACCGCGACGTAGTCGAGCAGGACCGAGATGTCGATCAGCGGCTCGCCGTAGGCGTTGGCCGCGCCGGTCTGCGTGGCGATGACGTTGGCGTCGGCCCCGGCCACGCCCAGGCAGAAGACGTCGCCCGCGGTGGTGGTGCCGCCGACGGACGGCGTAACGGTGAAGTCGGTGGTGCCCGGAGTCACGTTGTGCGGAGTGACGAGATGGCCCCCGAAGATCAGCCCGGCAGCCTGGTAGTTGGCCGGGCCCGACTTGACGTGCGGGAGAACCGCGGACATTGGTCTCTACCTCTCCTAGCTGCCGTTCGAGACGCTGACCGCCTCGCCTAGCTGATCGTGCTGCGTGACTACGGTCGCGGCCCGATCAGCTAGGCGAGGCG